TTTTTGCTTACACGCCGCTCATCAACCAGTTGCAGACTCTGCTCTCCAACGCTGCTGCGTTCGACCTTATTCCCCGCTGGGTTGTTGAACTCAAGGACGGGTCGATTCTGCGCGGCGAGGACGGCGAGCCCAAGGTTGTTGAGTCAGGTCAGGTTCCCGGCCTGAACCCCAACGAGGCTGCGGCTTACCCCGGTACGCTGCGCCAGTTGACGATTCAGGGTGTGCGTGAGCATGGCGAACTGCTGCGTGTGTACCTTGAGCAGTTGGCGCAGGCCATGCCGTCTCCAATTACCACTGGTGCCTCTGGTTCTTCTGGTGCCGCATGGACGGCACAGACGCTCATTCAGCAGGCTCAGGAGACGTTGCGTCAGCCTGTAGACAACCACGCGCGCGCAGTGCAGACCATCCTCAAGATGTGCCACTCGTGGCTGCGTGAACTCGACATGCCGATTTACTTCACGTCAGCACCGGGCTTCCGTAAGAACAAGCGGTCTATCCGTGGCGTCATTGAGTTTGACCCCAAGGACTTCACCGACTCCATCTTTGTTACGCAGGAACTCGACACGCCGGAAGAGCGGACTGTTCGCATTCAGGTCGGCATGGGCCTCTGGCAGCAGGGCGCTATCGACGACGACGTGTTCTATACCGAGTACATGCGTACGCCAGATGCACGTCAGGCAGTCATTGACCGTTACGTGCAGATGATTATGGACTACGTGATCTACGGTAAGGTTCCTAACGGAGCCAACCCGCAGGTCTTTACGCAGTCTCTTATTCTTCAGGTTGCCGACGGTGTGCGTGGAGCAATTCACTACGAACTACTCAACACGTCTCCTAACTACGCTCTTGCCAATGCGCGCCAGCAGGCGCAGCAAGCAATGATGCAGTCTCAGCCGATGCTGCCACCGGGTCAGGAAAGCCCGTTCCCCACTTCTCCAATGGAGGCTCCTAACCAAGAGGAGTACGGGAATGTAGCGTATCAGGCTGGCATTCGAAGACCCGGTATTGGGATGGCCCCTACGCTTCAGGGCCAACTAGGCGCTAAGGCTGGCGGTGGTGGGCTGTCTATGCCTGCTGGAGTAATCCAGTAATGCCTACCAGCAACAACGTCGAACTGTGGAATGAAATCCGCGAACAGGCGTTTATTCGCACGCTTGACCTTGCCACTGAGATGATTGAAGCATCTCTTGGCCCAGATGGAGAAGCATACGGAGACCGCTCACTTTCTCGCGGTAATCGTATTCTTCGTTTTCAAATGGATGCCCAGAGTGGCGCTCTCGACATTCTCAAAGTGCAAAGTCCACGCATTTACGAAGATTACGTCAAGCAGTATCTTCGTGACATTCAGGATTCTCCGCTGGCACAGCCAGCGCCAATTCAGCAGCCTTCGCCTTTTGGCATGATGGGCGGTATGTAGATGTACGAAATCATTTACGTCGACGGCTGGCCTGCTTTCCGCAAGCCTGACGGCTCTATCCGCCCGTTTATTGCAGGTGCAGAAGACCCAACTGGTGGAGATAGTGAAACTCCAGATCCACTTGGCGGTGATAGTAGCAAAGTTAAAACAGCGACTATTGGTGGTGCTCTTTACCAATACGATCCAGAGACAAAAAACTGGTTTCTAAAAATCCCTGCGCCTGTTGCGCCTACAAAGCCAGCGACGTTTGATTATGACATCAAGACTGGCCTCATCATTGGCAGCAACGGCGTAATTTACGTTCCAGATGAAACGCAAACTGGCGGCAAGCGACCAGCAACTAATGAAGAAATTGCTGCTGCTCGTCGTGCTGCAACAACTTCTGGTACCGCTGGCCGCACGATGTTTCCTGAGGAACTTGCTCTTCTAGAAGCGCAGACTGCTGCTCAACGTGCTGGTATTGCACAAAACGACTTGCGTATTCAGCAAGACGCAAAGCGGCTTGCCCTTGAACAGCAGAATGCAGCGTTTACTCAAGCGCGTGCTCTTTGGGCTGATGCGCGCGATGACAAGCGCCTTGCAATGGAAGCAAACCGTGACTTGTTCACGCAGCAGAATTCCATTGCAAACCTGCAAATGAACATTGCCCAGATGCAGCAGCGACGTGCTGAGTTGCAAACAAACCTTGATTGGAATGTTCAGCAACTCAACACTAATGCCATGAATGAGGCTGCTCGTTTTAACGCGCAGATGGGCTTCAATGTCGAGCAGGCTAACGTCGCTGCTGAACAGCGTCGACAGGAACAATTGCAGTCCCTTGCCCGTGACATTTCCGAGGCTGCAAAGGCTCCCGGTGACTACGGCAAGTTGGCTGCTTTGACGCTTGCTAACGCTGGTTGGGGTGCGCCGGGGACTGCTATTGGCAAGGGTGCAGACCTTCGCACTACACAGTCTCTTGCTCCACTTGAGAGCCAGTTGCGTACTCGTCAGGATGTAATGGCGCAGCCTGCTCGACCGTTCTCATACACACCAATTACACCAACAATGGCTCAAGCGCCAGTTGTTGCCCCGCTTGACCTTTCAATGGTTAAGGTTCCGCAAATCAATATACAGCAGCCTTCTGAGCGAGTTTCTGCTCCAGTAGCAGGCGGAGATGGTTCTATTTATCAGCCTACTGGAGTACTTGGTGCTCTTGTTGGCGCTCTTCAGGGTGGCGCTTCTTCTGAATCAGTAAACGCTGCTCTTAATGCAGCAATCGCTGCCCAGACTGGTGCTCCTACTGGTTATCAGGGCGCAGGCGGTGAAGGCGGTGCTACTCCCGCTGCCGCTAAGGGCGGAATGATGAACGGCGCTTACATTTCTGGTGAGCGCGGCCCAGAGTTGAACATCCCGCTTGGCGACCAAACTCTGGTTCTTAACCAAAAGCAGTTGAAGGCTGCTGGCATTGACCTTAAGAAGTTGATGTCTGGCTCTAAGAAGCCTGAGCAGTTTGCTGATGGCGGAATCTTTGATGCTGGCTGGGGCAACGTGCAAGACCAAGACCGCACGCTGTCGATGCAGTTCCTGAACGATGCACTGGCCCGTGCCCGCGCCGGTACGCCGTTTCAGGAGGGGGCGCTCCCTGCTCCTGTCTACGCATCTACCCCCGGTTTCAGCCCGCTTGTCACGCAAGTTCTTGGTTCCCTGACCTCTATGGCTCAGGGTGTTCCTACAGAATACTTCCAAGAACTTGCCGCCAAGTACCGTCCGTCTGGTATCCGTGAGTCTGTCACGCAGAGGAGCGCGTAATGCCACTGAAGAAGGGTTCTAGCCAGAAGGTCATCTCGTCTAACATCAAGACTGAGATGGCTCACGGCAAGCCACAGAAGCAGGCTATTGCTATTGCCATGCGTTCCGCTGGTAAGAGTAAGAAGGGAATGAAGTAGTGGACACGAACTGCAAGGACTGCGGCTGCGACCCGTGTTGCTGCGGCCCGAAGAAGGCTATCTACGCTGACTACTCTATGCCGGTGGTCAACGTGGTAAAGCCAAAGGGTTCTAAGTCTTCGAACACGGTGAAGTAACGTGGCTTCCCCCGCTTGGCAGCGCAAGGAGGGTAAAAACCCTGCTGGCGGCCTCAACGAGAAGGGACGTGCTTCTGCTCGTGCTGAAGGCCACAACCTGAAGCCGCCCGTAAAGTCGGGCGACAACCCGCGCCGAGCCTCGTTCCTTGCCCGCATGGGCAATATGCCGGGGCCGGAGCGCAAGCCAAACGGGGAGCCAACTCGGTTGCTTCTTTCCTTGCAGGCTTGGGGGGCTTCCTCTAAGGCTGATGCCAAGGCAAAGGCAAAGGCAATCTCGGCTCGCAACAAAGGAAAGAAGTAAATGACTCTCGTTCTCCCTAACGTCGGTGAGACGTTTCTCCTGAATCTGATGACCAACAACGCCAGCACGCAGAACCTGACACTGCGTCTGTACTCGAACAACTACACCCCGGTCGAGGCTTCGACGTACGCTTCGTTTACCGAGGCTACGTTCACTGGCTACTCGGCTGCTGCACTGACCGCTGGTTCATGGACGATTACCGCTGCCGACCCGTCCACCGCTGCGTATCCGCAGGTGACGTTTACATCGACGGCTGGCTCGCAGAACCAGAACATCTACGGTTACTACGTCACTCGCGCCACTGGCCCCGAGGTCGTGTTTGCCGAACTGTTCACGGACGGCCCGTACAACATCGCTAACAACGGTGACGCTATCAAGATTACCCTGAACTTCACGATGGCCTAGCCGCAGTAGCGGAGTAAATACGTGGCCCAGACCCTTTTTGGTTCTGCCTATTTCGGCACGGACTACTTTGGGTCTGGGCCTAATACTTTCACGTATTCGGGTTCTGGTGGCGCAACTTCTGGTGGTGCTGCAACTACCAGCGTCCTTCACATCAAGTCGTACACCGGATCCGGTGGTGGTACTGCCGGAGGCGCTGCTACCACTTCAGTCCTCCACATCAAGGCCTATACAGGTTCAGGTGGTGGAACTGCTGGCGGCGCTGCCACAACATCTGTCCTGCACGTCAATGCATACGTTGGTTCTGGTGGTGCTGTTGCAGGTGGTGCAGCCACAACCCTTCTTTCTCGTACGTACACGTACGTCGGTTCAGGCGGTGCCACTGCCGGTGGCGCTGCAACAACCGAATACCTGAGAGTCTTTAGTTATGTAGGCTCAGGCGGCGCTACTGCTGGCGGTGCCGCTGAAACTCTGTTTGTTGACATCCACGAGTACACGGGCAGCGGCGGTGCAATCGCTGGCGGCGCGGCTACTACGTCAGTTCTGCACGTTTACACGTACGCAGGGTCTGGCGGCGCTGACGCTGGTGGTGCAGCCGATACAGTTTTCAACAGGATTTATGAGTACGTCGGCAGTGGCGGAGGTACCGCCGGTGGTGCAGCCACAACTTCTGTTCTGCATGTTTACACATATGCAGGAAGTGGTGGCGCTACAGCAGGTGGTGCTGCTGAAACACTGTTCGTTCATATCTATAACTACACGGGTTCCGGCGGAGCAACCGCAGGCGGGGCGGCTACCACCTCTGTACTGCACGTTAATTCGTATGTGGGTTCTGGTGGCGCTACCGCTGGAGGGTCTGCTGACGTTCTGCACATCAAGGTCTACGCAGGCTCTGGCGGTGCCACCGCTGGCGGCGCAGCGGTCGTGGTATGGGAACCAGCAGCGCCCGGTACGGTGGTTATCTACGATGTTCAGGTCAGTGGTTACGTCATGGTTATCGAGACTTCTCCTGCCGTAGAAGTACACGACACGTTATATGGCGGTACACTGAGTCTGATAGATTTTGCCCCAACCGCTATGCTTTACGACATGGCGCTTGGAGGAACGGCGGTACTGGTAGATGTCTAACTACACGACCGGAACAATGGTGCGTTTGAACGGTTCGTTCCGCACTATCTACGGTGTCCTTGACGACCCGGCCACGGTGACGTTTGAGATGCAGGTTCCTGACGGGACTATCACGACGTACACCTACGGCGTTGACAACGAACTTATCCGCGAATCGGAGGGCAACTACTACGTAGATTGGACTACCTCTGACGTTGGTACGTACACGTACCGCTTTGCTTCCGTTGGCACGGTGACGGCGGCAAACGAAAACACCTTCACTGTGCCTACCTCACCGTTTGCATAGGAGTACACAATGGCTGGCTACGGCATGAAGAAGATGGCTACTGGTGGTACGACTGGCCGCCCGAAGACTATGGGCGCTGCAATGAAGCAGGTTGAGAAGTCCGCCGCTGACCGCCGCCTCGACAAGATGGCTGGCGTCAAGGAGGGCTCGGCCAAGGACATCCGCGCCGACAAGATGCAGGCCAAGAACCTGATGGCTGGCAAGCCGCAGGTCAACGGTGGCGTTAAGGCTGCTTACGGCGTCAACAAGATGTCCAAGGGCGGCATGATGAAGCGCGGTAAGTAATGGCTGGAAAGTCGATGAAGTTGGGCGGCGGCGGTCGTTTTGCCGCCATCGAAAAGGCTGCTGCTAAGGGCGGGGCGAAGAACCCCGCTGCAGTTGCAGCCGCTGCTGGTATTGCCAAGTACGGTCAGAAGAAAATGACCAAGATGGCTACCGCTGGTAAGAAGCGCGCCAAGTAAAGGCTGAGGCTCATGGCAGGCTTTGGGGAACCGTGGCAGTGGACTAAGCAGCGCGAGGAAGAAGCGAAGACTATCTTCCCTACGCTGGAAGTTGCTAACCCTGATGAGATTATGGATGTGGACATGTTCCGCTTCCAAAACCTCAATCAGCCTCCTACTAACTTTTCTCAGTCTGCCTTGAGCCTAGCCAATTACGCCAACATCCCTGAGCCTACGCCAGAAGCGCCAGACGTTGCTCCTAACGTTGAGGGTTGGACTCCGCGCATTTCTCTTTCTCAAACATGGGGAGAGCCTACATACGACCCATCTCGTCCTGATACGTTGCTACAGCGCACTCCCGGTTTTACTCCGCTTGAGTTGTATCAGCGCGTTTCTCAGGGAAGCCTTGGGTTTTTTACAGGCGCTACTCCATCTGAATCTGCCAGACGTTTTGTAAGTGGAGTAGAAGGAGAAGAAACTTTTTCTCCTTACGAACTAGGGTTTGTTCGGAACCTTCCTGAAGGTAGTGCTCTGCGAGATCCACTTGCTCGCATAGAAGCACAACTTGTAGACCCAATTAACTTGCTTACGATGGGGCAGGCTGGCGCTGCACGCTCAATTGCTACTGGCATTATTGGAGAAGAAGCAACGCGCGCAGCAGCGCGCGCTTTTGGTGCTTCACCTGAAACCCAAGAAACGCTTGGCACAATTGCAAATATTGCTGGAAACATTATTCCAGTCAGGCCAAAGACTTGGATGCAGGCAGCAGATGAAGCACTAGGAGTTAAGGAAGCGGCAGAACGTGCTGCTGCCCCAGAAGCATTCCAGTACGGACGCGGTAACGTCGGCGCGGGCGGCAAGATCCGCCCTATCGATCGTCCTGCTATCCGTGCAGACGACGTGACCCCGAGGCAGACGATAGTCGGCCCGCAAGGGATGCAAGCGGGCGCTGCTGGTGGATCAGTGCGTCCACCTGTGTCTTACGCACGGATTACTGTCGATGAAGCAAATGCGGCGATACGAGAGGGGGCTGACCCGCGTTTTGCCGTTTTGAATCTCCCGCCAGCGCGTATGTACGAGCGCGATACGTATCGATTGCTCCCTGAGACCAACAATCCCATTGAAAAAGCGATTATCGATGCCAACGCGCAAATGCCGCGCGATCTTGCAGATTGGCTAGATGGCTATCACGGTCGCCCCGGCCCTAATGGGAAGGCCATCCGTGCTGCTGTAGAACTCAACACGCGCCTCGGCCAGAGACTGTATAAATCTGGTGAGCAAGTGCGTGAGGCGTTGCGCCGCATCTCTCCAGATGGCGAAACAATTAGATTGTTCCGCGCTCAGTCACCTGAGTTGCCGGATTCTGGTAGGTCGCTCAACTCGTGGACATTGAACCCTGAGATGACACGTTTCTATGCCAATCACCGCACAGATCTGTCGCCTGCTGGCCTTGATCTACCAAACCCATTGATTCTCATGCGTGATGTCCCTATCGATGATGTAGTGACTGGCCTGCCCACTGGCCTAAGTGAGATTCTGGTGCGTGAGCGGACACCGCTCCAGTCATTCCGCGTCCCTCGTTTTCCCTTCTCTGGTATGCAAGGAGGGGCAGGTGACGCGATCCCGCCGCAGTCGTTGGCTGGTGCTGCTGACCTCTCTGGATTTTCTGATGACGCTCTCGACGCTAGCATTAACGCTATTCGCAATGCAGAGGCCGCTGGTCAATCTGTCAAACCGGGTCTTATTGATGACCTACTTCAGGAAAAGGCTCGTCGTGCTGGTGCTCGTCAGCCGCAGTCAGCAAAAGAAAAGTTGGCTGAATACAAGAGGTTTGCGGAGCAGTCGAAGCAGCGAACCGCTCAGCGAGAGACCATCACGCCAGAAAACGACACGCTTATTGGGTTCAACGATGCTGGTGAGCAGATATACAAGCGTGCAAATGGTGATGTGTATCGGATGCGGTTCGACCGTCCTAACACACGCCCCAACGGTTACCCAGATTTTGGCGGCGATCTCGCTGTTGTTGATGAGGCCGCTCGTGTTGCTGCACCACAAACAACTGCTTTTAATCCTCAGGAAGTTGTTAATAAAACTGGATTTGATTTAGAAGTAAATGGCGTTAAGTACACCCCCGAGCCCGGTTCTCCCGGAGAAGCAATTCGCGCTGGTAAGGTTCCTACTCCAGAAGTTTCTGCCGCTGCTCCTGAGGTTGCTGTTGCTCCTGAAACTGCTGCTGCCGGTGGTGTTCCGCCTAAGCCGCCTGCACCTCCAACTATTCCCGGTCGTGGCGGTTATGTGCCGTCCAATGAATTTAAGTCAACTCCAACCCTTACTCGTCTTTATGGCGTAGAGACAATTAAGGAAGGCAAGACTCGTGGCTTGGGTGAACGCTTTGGTATGACGGGTCGCATTCGTGCAGACGACCCAATCGTTACCCCGGCAATGACTGTTCGTAACGAAGCGCGTAATGCTGTTGTCAATCAGGCAACTAGGATTACTACGCAAGTCCGTAATGCTGTGCGCCGTTCAGGGTTTGAGTTTGATGAGTTTGGCCGCATCCCTGCTCTTCAAGGGGTTGACCCAACGCTTGAGTTTGAGGGAACCGCTATTGCACCGACGCTACGAGACGTGGCTGCTCGGTTGCCCAATTTTGAAAATGCACTCACCCAGCAGCAGCGCAACGCGCTTGAAGAAATCCGCAATGCTATTCAGCCTTACCGCACGGCACTTGATGAAGTCCGCGCGGTTGAAGAGAGCATCACAGGCAAGCCTTCTCTTATTGCTATTGGTAGCCGTCAGGATGTTATGGACGGTGGTTTCTACATTCCTCGCGGCAATGCAGAAACAGAAGAGATGGCGGAGATTGCTGCTGGCCGACTGCGCCGACCCGGACGTGGTGGTGCTGGCAAGCAAGGGTTTGAGCAAACTGCGACATTCCCTAGCGAGTCATATGGCATTGAACTTGGGTACAACTACACCCCGGTAGACGAGGCTGTTGGCTCATATGTTCGTGGTGCTGGAAATCGCGCTATTGACCGTCACGTTGCTAACTATCTTCTTAGCCGTGTAGACGAAACCGGGAAGCGCATTGCAAAGAAACTTGCAGATTCTGATACGCGGTTGACTGGCCGTGTATCGCTTGCTGGTCTTGACCAGTATTCGTTCCCCGCTGTATTGGCGGATGAAGCGGAAAAAGAAATTCGAAGCACTCGTATGAGTGATAATCAGGCCTTCGCTGCACTAAAGTTTGTAAATGACACAATGCGCGGCGTTCAGGCAACTGGAGAAATGTCGTACCTCGGCATTCAAAATGCCATTGGAAACATTGTTGACCCTGCTGCTGGTTCTGCTGCTACCAAGGCTTCACTGAAGGCTTGGCTCAATGCCGGAGATGAAGTCCTTGGCGACTACATTGCAAGGTTTGATGTAAAGGCAGCAGAGGCTGCTCGCCCAACATCTGAAAAATGGGCAGCGTCCGGTCTGCGTCTTGGGGAATCTGGCACCGAGTTTCAGACTGTTAGGAAGTTGCCTCGCAAGTTTTCTGAAAAACTTGAGCAGGCTCCCGAGATTGTAAAGAAGGTTGGCGGGATTCCGCGTTCTATTGCGGAACGCGCAGACCGTGGTTTTGGCGTTGCTGGCGACACTATGCGCCTTGAACTTGCCGACACAATGGCCGAAGAGTGGATGGCTAAGTATGGCCGTTCGCTTACTAACAAAGAACTAAAGACCATTGCCGAGTCAGTAAACCGTGTTACTGGATGGACTGGCGAGAAGTTCTTTAATAACTGGGCAGACTTCTTGAACTTTGCCCCTCGCTACCTGACTGCTAGGTTCAGGTCTGTTGGTCAGTTGGCTTCTTCTGACCCGATGAAGCGTCAGTTGGCGCGCAGGCTTGTTGGTCGCTACGTCGGTATTATGTCTGCACTTACCTTGGCTGGTAACTACCTCAACGGCGAAGAAACTGACTTCAGGCCATTTAGTGGTTCTAAGGGGCCGACGTTTAACCCGTTGGATGCAGAGTACAAGAACCCAAACTTCATGCGTCTTAAGAACGTCATGGGGCGCGATTGGTCGCTTCTTGGCCCCGTTGACGCAGTTCTCGGTACTGGCATTGCAATTGGTTCTTTGGCAACAAACCCGCCTTCAAACGCTCCTGATGCTGCCAAGCGAATGCGCGCAGTTCTCACTGCCCCATTTGCTTCTGCTTTTAATGACTGGGTTATTCAAGGTGAAACTTTTGATGGACGCCCCCTTCGGTGGGATACCACTGAGGGAATTCAAGATATTGCAAAGAGGTTTGCGCCATTTGGTGCTGTCCAAATTGCACCTGATATTGCTCGTGCAGCGGGAGAAGCCGCTGGCGGGGATTACCTTAAGGCGGCAAGTGATTCAGCCGGTTCAGCAATCGCTGGCTTCTTTGGTGGCCGTGGTTCTCGCCTAACTCCGCGCGAGCGCGTCATTGAGGGTGAGTACTACAAACTCACCCCAGATGAGCAGTTGCGTGCACTGCCCGCTCAGTCTTGGCGAGAAATTGGCAAAAACGAAAAGGTTCCAGAAAACCTTCGTAATGTTATTAACCAATACCAGTCCATCTCCCAATGGAAATCCGCGGCTGAAGACGCTTACTACAAGCGCGCCATTGATGCTGGTTACACAGAGTCTGCTGCTTACAAATGGGCACAAAGCAAGGTGGAATCTAACCAGATTTCTAACTTTTATAACACTGCGAAAAATTACTACGAAAGTGAGTGGATTAAAAACAATCCAAGGCTAGCGGAAGAAATTATTGTCCAAGACAAGAACATTGAAGACCCAAGGAAAAAGCGACTCAGTCCTAGAAAAGAAGACATCGCTGTTATCCAGCAGGCTCTTGGCAAGTAGTTGACACCTTACCGGTAGACACCTACCTTATTTATGTCTAGGTGCCCGCTTGTGGGCGCAAGTCGAGAGGAACACAGACAGTGGTTATGCGAGAAGTTACGGATCGGACTGCCAATCTGTTTGATGATCTGGAAGATGAACTTCCTATGGATCAGGTCGCGGAAGCACCTGTACCCGAGGAGGAAGTTCAGCCAGTACCTGACGCAGATTCCGCGCCCGTACCCGAGACTTCAACTGCCTTCGACCTTTCTTCCGCAGACTCCGTTCGTGAGGCTGCAGAGAAGGCGGAAGCCCTTAAGAACTATCTCGAAAAGGTCAAGTTGGACACGGCTAACGCCGAGCGCCAGCGTATCCAGAACGAGATGCGTCGCGAGCAGGGTTCCGTAGAACGAGCGCAGGCATACCACCAGTGGCTCATTGACCAGATTGAGAATGGCGCAGACCCGGAGGAACTGAAGAAGCAGACTCCACTCTACGTCACTGCCAATGCTGGCTGGGCACAGGCGCAGGTGCTGCGCGAACTGGCGGGTCAGGCTATCGAGATGGCATCGCCTGAAGTGAAGGCAACGCTTCAGCAGTCTCTCGATGACGCGGACTCTCCAGAAGCCGTTCAGCGCATTGCTAGTCGTGTGATTCAGGCCGTCGTTGATAAGAACTCTGCCGATGTTCTTAGCAACCTAGACTTTAATAATCTTCAGGAACACCCCCGCTTTAGTGAGTGGCTTACCAGTCAGGTAAAGGCGCGCATGGAGGAAGAGATGAAGGCTCAGGAAACGCAGAGCAAGTCTCGACCTCAGGCTCCCGCCGTCCCCTCTGGTACCGCTTCCACTGGCGGAATCTCAGCAGAGCAGTTCGTCTCCATGGACAAGGCAGCACAGGACAAGTACCTCTCCAACCTCACTGAAGAGCAGGAGGACGCCCTGATGACTGCCCTGTACGAAGCCGCTCGCGGCGGGTGACGGTCTGCCCCAAGAAGGGAACCCAGTAATGGCGCTCTACCCGAGCACCGTCCAGTCTGCTATTCCGCAGTTGTGGGCGCGCCGTATTCAGGTCGCGCTCCGCAAGATCCTTGTCTACGCCGACTGCTGCAACCGCAAGTACGAGGGCGAGATCAAGGAGATCGGTGACAGCGTTCGCATCCAGACGGTTGCGGACGTGGCCATCGGTGACTACACGCGCAACACGGCGATTACGTCGCAGACGCTCCAGACCACTGACCTTGTGCTTGTCCTCGATCAGGGCAAGACCTTCAACTTCAAGTGGGACGACGTTGACGACGTGCAGTCGGTCAAGGGCATTATGGCTGAGGCCATGAGCCGTGCCGCCTACCTTCTCCGTGATCAGGTTGACCAGTACATCGCTTCGACCATGGAGGATGGCGTGTCAACCACGAACCCGGACAACGTGCTTCCGCCTGCTACTTCGGTTGGCACCGGGGCCGGTGACGACGATGCGTTTGAACTGCTCGTTGACCTCGCCGCCAAGTTGGACGAGTCGAACGTCCCCTCCGAGGGCCGCTTCGCTGTCGTTCCGCCTTGGTACGCTGGCACGCTGCTCAAGGATCCCCGTCGGTCTTCGTTCGGTACGAACCAGAACCTCGCGGCTTACGCCGAGGGCTTCATGGGTGTGGATCAGGTTTCTGGTCTGCGCGTGTACCGCTCGAACAACGTCCCGGTTTCTGCCGGTGCGTACACCGTCATTGCCGGTTACGACGACGCTGTTACCTTCGCTAACCAGATTGCGAAGTTTGACACTCGGCCTGCCCCGGACGGGTTCTTCAACTACAACATGGGCCTGATGGTCTACGGCGCGAAGGTCACCCGTGGTTACGGTCTGGCCTCTGTCGCTGCGACGCAGGCTTCGTAGGAAAGGAAAGTAACAATGGCTGACACGGCTGTTGCTGTTACTAACCTTTCGTTCACCGACTACATCGCCAGCACTGGCGACATCTCGTCGGGCTCGATTGGTACTTCGGTTACGGCGGGTAACACCGCTGCCATCACCGCTCCGGCTGGTGACACTGGCAATCTCGTTTTCACGTTCTACAACGCTGCGGGTGGCGCGACTGCCACCTTCGTCGGTGGTGACGAGCCGCCGTCGGAGAACTCGGGTCTGGGCAACGCTACTGCGATTACCCTGACTGCGGACAAGCCGTACGTTGTGGTCGTCGAGGCGGGTCGCTTTGTCCAGTCTGACGGCACGATTCGCATCAACATCGCCACTAACACGGTGATTGTTGGTTGCTTCCGCCGCCCGCTGGGTAACTAGCGATTAAACACCGGGAGGGTGCAGTAGCGCCCTCCCGGTGTTAACATAACTAAAGACGACCAAGCGGGTTTAGCCCGCCCTATAGAAAGGATGGTCGCAAATGACTGTTTCGACCGTCGCCTTCCAGACTGTTCAAAACACCAACAACGTCCTGTCCGGCATTGCCACTATCGACAACGGTGGCGACGAGACGAAGCAGATTCCCTGCGGTGGTAGGGCGCTTGTCCGCATCAACGTCCCGACGATTGATAATTCCAAGATTAGTTTCAACGTCGTGCCGTACCCCGGTGCTACCGCCCGCGCTGTCCACGACCTGACAAACACGAAGGTCGAAATCAATCAGGGCACTGGCGCTGCTTCGTTCGTTATCCCGTACCTGTCTGGCTGCTACTCGTTTAGCATTGTTACTTCCGCTAACCAGACTGCCGCCCGCCAGATTCAGGTGCAGTGTGTCGGCACCGAGCCGTCGAACTCGCTGAAGTAGCCAAAGGAAACTACGTTGGCTACAGCCATTAAGACCATCTACGAGCGGGCATCCCGCAAGATGGGTTCGATTACCGGCAAGGTTGGTAGCCCAACTTCCACGAACGTCGTGCTGAAGTCGCTGGTCGGCACGACTGGAGACAACGCGCAGTACGCTGGCGACCTGCTCTGGTTCCTTGACTCTGACGCAGGTTCGCGCGAGCGCATCATGACGCAGTGGGTAGACGGCAACGGTGTTGCCATCTTCGCCCCGCTGTCTGACCTGCCTGCTGCAGACTCCACGTTCATCCTTAGCCCGCGTGAGAACTACACGCTCGGTGAGATGGACGAGGCGTTCTATAAGGCTTGCCGCGACACGTGGCGAACGTACCGCATGGTCGTCCCTGTCACGCCAAACTTCCGCTATCAGGTGCTAAACAAGTTGGAGTGGCTTCAGGGCGGTGGGCGTGTAGACGCTGTGTTCCGCTCTGACTCTCCGCTCATGCTGCACAACGAGGACTTCTCGCTGTGGCAGGACGGCCCTAACGCTGCTCCCGACTCGTACTCCCTTGAGGGAGACGGTACGGTTGAGCGCGTGGCCGGTGGTATCCGTAGCCTTTATGCTGCCCGCGTCACCTCGACAAGCGGTACTGTCCGGCTGGTGCAGGGCATCCCGGCCAGCCTCAGCCAGTGGATTACCCGCCGCACCTTCCCTGTTTACATCCCAATGCGAACTGCTGCTTGGGCCGCTACCAGCGACGCAAGCAAGGTTCGCGTTTTTATCCGCTACACCGACAACGGTGTGACGAACTACGTTTACACGGGATACCTCGACGCTCTTGGCCGCCCGGTGTTCAACAACACGAGCCTCACTCCGACTGCATCTATGGATGACTTTGAGTGGGGCATCGAAGTTGAAGACGGTGCTAGTGTCGATGTTTCGTTCGCTGGCCTGATGCAGAACACGCTGGACTTCAACGCTGCGTACCAGATTAAGGACGCGGGGTCACAGTTCTACAAGGAGTATCAGGTCAACGACGTGGTGCGGAACGTCGGTGGTCAGCCGATGATTGAGTACATGAACTACCCAGCAACGTGGGGCCAGTCTCTTATCTACACACGCCGCCAGTTCCCGTACTACGACCCGTACACTGAAAGCGTAGAAGACCAGTACGCCGAGATTCTTGAGGCGGGAATGCTGGTGTATCTGCTACAGGCCCAGAAGCCTAATCAGGACAGGGCGCGGCTTGACCGTGTGCTGGCCGAAATGACAAGCATTTGGAACCGCAGGAACACGAACCAACTTGACCTGCCGGTTCCGCGTCCGCCTGTTCAGGCGATGATTGGTGGTGCGTAGTGACTATCACTTGGCAGGCCGAAGACACGGTTGAGCCGATTGCCGATACCACCATCGAGGGTATCGCCAACTTTGCTAACTACTCTGTGGTTAGTGGTTGTGGCCTGACTTACTCTGGCGCAAACATGACAGTGACTGTGGCTGCTGGTTCTGTTCGACATAACGGAACCACCGTTACTGTTGCTGGCAACAACGTCACTCTTGTCTCTGACGCTACCAATCCGCGCTGGACGTGGATTGGCATTCCTTCTAGCGGAACTGCTGCCGTTATTAGCGGCACTGCTGCTGCTACTCCTACTGTCCCTGAGATTGGCGACTACGTTCCGATTGCTCTTGTGTACGTTCAGGCCAACCTGACCGTTGCTAACAACGCTTCGTACAAGTTGGACAAGCGCGTGTTTTATCCGTCTGCAGTTGACGTGCAGACGTTTACAGGAAACGGTACTTGGACTCGGCCAGTTAATTACACTGCCACTTCCCGTACCTTGGTTAAGGTGTTTGG